GTGGTGCCCAGCGATCGCTCGACTTCGGCGAGCATCCGGCGTGCCTCGTCGCGTTCGCGCGTCAGCTTCGCGGCCTGGGCCGTCGCCACCGGATCCGTGCCGAGGAAGAAGCGGCCGATGGCGCCGCGTTGTGGCAGGGCCGTGAGGCCCTGCTCGGCCTCCAAGATCCGCGTGCGGAGCTGGCCGGCCGCCACCTGCGTGAAGCGATGCGTGTTGTCCAGCATCAGGGCCTGCGTATTGATCAGCGATCGCGTGGCCTGCGTGAGCTGGTCGATCTCGCCGGCATAATCGCGAACAAGCCCGGCCGAAGCGGTGAGGCTGTTGCTGAAATCGATGCTCGAGCCCTTCGCCGTGTCGGCCGCCTCGCCGCTGTCCAGCAGCCTCTCGGCCAGCATGGCGACCAGCGGGATGGCCACCCCGAACGCGACGCCCCATCCTCCGGACATGAACCGCGCAAAGGCGGCGAGCCGCGTGTTGCCCTCCTGGGCGTTGTACGACATCAGCTGCAGGGCGCCGATCATCTGTGGTGCCTGCATCGAGAAGGCCCGGATCGCGCTGGTGCCGCCGTTCACCTGGATCAGGAAGTCCTGCACCTGGAAGCCGGCCTGTTGCAGGCCGATCTGGGCGCCGCGGTTCGCGCGGTTGTAGCTGTCCTGTGCCTGCCTCGCCTGCTCGAGCGCGGCCCGCTCGCGCTGAAGCTTGAGATTATATTCGTCCAGCGTGATGTTGCCCGCGATCAGCAGCTGGCGCGCCGTGCGGATCTCGCTGTTGAAGCGCTGCTTGGCGGCATAGACGGGGTCCAGTGCTCGCCGCAGCGTCTCGGCAGCCTGCGCCATGGCGAGCTGCTCGGCCCGGTAATCGCGCAGCGATCGCGCCGCTTCACGCTGCGTGACGCTGGCCGCGGGATTGACGACCATGAGGCTGGACGTGGCCGCCTTGAGCCTGCGCATATCCTCGGCGATATCGGCGCCGGCGCGTTCGAAGCTTTCGCTCAGGCGCTTGGCGGCACTGTCGCCGGTCTCGCCGATGCCCCTGAATTCCTGGCGGACCTTTTCACCACCCTCGATGTCGAAGCGAAGGCCGACATTAGCGACTGTCATCGCTGCCATCCTCCTCCATGTCGCTCTCGTCCAATCCGTCGAGGATGATGCTCTCGATGCGGGGCAACAGATCCGCCAGCATGGCGCGATCGACGTCTTGCGCCGCGCCCATCGCCATCACGGCGGCGAAATCGAGACCGAACGGGGATCCCATGCCGGCACGAAGCTGGCGACCGCATCCGGCGATCACGTCCCACACGCCCATGCCGGCATCGGTGTGGGGTTCATGCTCGCTATAGGGGCAGGCCTTCAGCCCTTCCGCTTCATCTTCCTCGCAGCGCCCGTTGCGGTGCGCTTCGCAGACGAGTCGGCAATATCGTTCTCCGCCCCCGCTGAAATGCCATTCAGCGAGAGCGATGATGCGTTTTTTTCCGCTTCCGCCACCAGCCAGGGGCGCACATATTCCGCTTCGCAGCGCTCGAAACGGCCCGGGTCCGCCAGCAGGAGAGCGATGAAGTCGGGTGTGAGGGGGGCGATTTCGCCGGCGCCATCGCCGACGCCTTCCCATTCGATGATGCCGGCGGCGATCATCGCTTCACTCATGGCGTCGCTGGCCGCTTCGATGAGCTCTTGGGGTGGAGTCTCGCCCTCCTCGAGGGCGGCGATGCGATAGATTTCATGCCCGGCGCGCCGTCCGGCGCGCACCACCAGGCGGTCTATCGGCTTGAAGCGCAGCCGCACTGCCGGCCGGCCGGCATTGTCGCTCGTCGCCGGCGCCGCCGGAATGAGTGTGAACCACCAGGGCTGGCGCTTTTCGGCTTCCGCGCGCAGATCGAGGAGAGTCATGCTTCTTCTCCCCCGGCGTCCACGCGCCAGGCGATGCGAAGGGCGCGTTCCTCGGTGATGCGCACGAAGCAGTTGTCCTGGCGCACGAGGTTCCCGGCTTCATCGGTCGCGAGCCGGGTGACCGTTCCAGCCTCGGCGTCGGCGGCGATCACATGCGTCATCGGCTTGCCGGTATCGGCGTCGATCACATCGATCTTGCCGATCAGGTCGGGCGTGGTGCGCGTGCCGACCTGCTGCGGCGGATCCGCGCGTTCCGGGGTGCCCGCCGGCGCGGCGGATTTGCTGGTGCGAGTCATGGAGGCTCCTGTCGGGCGCCGGCGTCAGTAGCTGGCGGTGGCGTTGATGAGGGTCGCGGTCACCTTGTGGGCGCCGGGCAGGGCGGCGGCCTGGCACTCGAAGGTGGACATGATGCCGCGCGGTCCCGTGATGGGCTTTTTGGGGCGGGGCAGGAAGACGCGGGGAAAGGCGAACTTCAGGCTGCTCGGTCCCTTCGTCCAGCCGATCTCCAGGGCCACGGGTGTGCCGTCGGTCGCGGCTTCGTAGAGCGCGAGGCTGTTGAAGCGGGTCTCGATGCGGATGTTGCCGCTCACCACGCCGGGGAGGGCGCCATCGATCCGCCCGTCGGAGCGGATGACTTCCAGCTTGTCGAGATTGTTGGAGATCGCGAGCTCGGCGGAAACCACCGCGCCCAGGGTGGCGCCGTCCTTCTTGATGCCGCCGGTGGCCTGGGCGAAGCGTGCGCCGGCAAGGGAGGTCGGCGTGCCCGCCACGCTTTCGTCATCCTCGTCGGTCTCCCCCTGCGCGACGAGGGAGATGACGGCGTTGAGATTGCCCGAGCGGGCGAGCGCGATCCGCATCTGGTTGGCGACAGCGCCATAATGGGTCGAGAAGCTCGGCACGTCCGGCGAGCCCACTTCGATCGACAGGCTCGGCAGTGCCGCCGCGCCGGAGGTGAAGACGTGCGTGTAAGGCGCGCTGCCGGTCGTCACGGGCGAGCCGAACATCGCTTTCAGCCAGAAGCCGATAGCCGTCACGTCGACAGGCACGGTGACGTCGCCGTCGTTGTTCGCGACATCCTGGGACGGGTCGAGGCCCTCGCGGCCGAAGCCGAGCTGGTCGTCCTCAAGGAGGCCGCGCACCTCGCCGAGCGAGTGGCTGACGAAGGGCAGCTTCATGAAGCCGCTGCCAGGCGTCGTGCCATAGGGCGATTCGAAGGCGGCGTTGAGGACGGCGTTGATGCCTTGCCCGTAACCCATGGAGATGCTCCTTGCTTCAGCCGAGCGGGCTCGGCGCGCTGTACTGTGCGATGATGTTGAACTGGCCGCCGAGCTGGGTGGCGCCGCCGGCGACGATAAGGTCGACGATGCTCAGGGCTTCCACGTCGAGGAAGTCGCACAGGCCGCCGAGCGTGCGGTCGGCCAGGACCGCGGCACCGATCGCGGCCGCCATCGTGTCGATGATCGCCCGGAGGTCCCCGGCCGACTGGCAGGACGCCAGCTCGATGGGGATCAGGTGGGCATAATGATAGGCGGGCGGCGAGAGATCGATGTTCGGCTCACCCGGGTCGCCATCGCGTATGATGACGAGCCCGTCCGGCGGTATGCGCTTGGGGCGTTCCGCATCGTTTGCGAGACCACGCAGGTCGGCGCCGGGGAGGGCGCTCGCGACCAGCGCCTTCACGGCCGTGAGGACATCGAGGCGCTTGCTCACTGGTTCAGATCCGCGGTCAGACGATCAGCGGTTCGAGGGCCCCATCGGTTAGCGACGCTGGCGATATCGATCGATTTGGGCATCTTCACCCACCTGCGCAGGACGAACATCAGCACGAGCTCGGATTTCCGCGGCGCCATGCCATGCCGGCCGCTCAGCCTGCCTGCGGTGGCGGGACGGAAGCTCTTGCCGTTGCGGGAGCTGACCGCGTTCACATAAGCGAGCAGCGTCCCGTTCTTGCCAGGCTTGAAGACGAACTCGCTGTTGAAGAAGCTGTCCACCTCGTCGGGCGTCATGGCGCCGGCACGAATCCGCTGCCCCTGCCGGTCGCGGCGCGCGCGGCGGCGTGGGACATTCTTCGTGGGAAGCCAGAGATAGGCCGCGCCGTTGACGGGGCGGATCGTCGCGCCCCTGTCGAATGCGTCGATGATTCTGGGTGCCTTCGACCAGATATAGGCTGCCGGGTTAAGGCTGCGGCCCTGCTCCGGATAGACCTTCATGCGCCAGGCGTTGGACACGCGCGACCCGAGGCCAGCGCTGATCGTGGTCTCGCGCAGATCGCCCTGCGCGCCTTCCGCACCCCAGCGCATCGCACGCATCGCCGCCGTTTCGTGCTGAACGATGAGCTTTTCCATGGCCGGCGAGAGCAGGTCCATGCGGGCGGAGATCATGGCAGCGCCACCGGTTCCGCGCCGCAGCGCCATGCCATGCCATGTTTTACCGGCAGCGGCTCGTCCACGATCCTATAGACTTCCGCCGGCGTGAAGGTGCCGGCCTCGTCGCGCGTGCCGGTCGTCACGATGTCGTCGACCGCTGGCGCGGCGACATCGTCAGCGAGGATCGTGATGAACCTCGTGCCCGTGACGATCTGGCCATCGCCCAGTCGCGCGTCGACAATGTCGACGCGGCTGAGCCCGACACGCAAGGGCGTGACGGCATCATCCGCGTCGATATGTTCCGCCTCGACGATCCCGGGCGCGCCGAACTGGGCGGCCAGGGCGGCGGCGAGGATCTCGCGATCGATCAGGGCGCCCAGCCCAGCTTGACCCGCCCGACCGTCGCCGCCGAAGCAGCGCCCTGGGTGCAGAGGCCGATGAGCGTGTTGCCCGATGCCGTCGTCGTGCAGCGCTTGTTGGTGTTGTCCCAGTAGATCTTGGTCCAGGCGGTCCAGGCTTCGCCGGTGGCCTTGGTCAGATCCCAGACACCCGCGGTCCTGCCCTCGACGGGTGCGTTGATGAAGGCATCGTTGAGGGCGACAGCGAACTGCGCGCCAACGAGGAATCCGGCGCCGCTGGCAACGGCATAGGGTGCGATGAAGGTGAGCGTATCGCCCGGCTGAACATAATTGCGTGCCATGAAGTTACTCCTTTGGCTTCGCCGCGCCGCGGGCAGGCCGGGGCGCGGGAGGGGCGGGTGTTTCGGGATCGGGCGCGCTCGCGATTTCCGGTTCGGCATCGCTCGCGGGTTCGGTCGTTGCGAAATCGGCCGTCACGTCGATGGCGTCGCCGGCGTTGATCAGCCGAGCGGCTTCGTCGTCATCGATCGGGCCGATCGCGCCGTCGCGTGGATAGCGCAGGACGCCGCCCACATGGGCCGCGCCAGTCAGGGTGATGATCTTCATGGGGCCTCCGAAAACGGAAAAGGCGGCCCGCGCGGCCGCCCTCTCCGAAAGATGGAACTGGATGTCGGAGATCAGGCCCCGGTCTGCTTGTAGGCCGAACGCCAGTTCAGCGCCGCGATGCCGTAATCGTGGCGCACCTTCCATTCGACGCCGTCCACGCGCCAGCCTTCCTCGCTGTCGATGAAGGGCTCGGTGACGCCGTTGAGGAAGGCCACCTCGAACGCCGGCGCCACGGCGGGATCGGCGAAGAAATAGTAATCGAGCGGCGAGCCGAGGCGGGGCGTGTCGACAATATCCCTCAGCAGACCCCGTACCTTGTTCGGCCGCTGCAGCTTGTTGACCGTGTCCGGGTCATATTGTGCGTCATTGATGACGCGCGCCGTGCCGCCGATGTTGATGGGGAAGAGGCCGATCGCGGGCCGGATGTCGAGATATTCGTTGCCGGCGATGTTCATCTGCTTGGCCATTGCCACGCGGATCGCATCGAAGGCCTCGACGGAGGGGGCCGTGCCGGTGGCATTGAGATTGCTGTGGCTGGCATGGAAGAAGGCGACCGTGTCGCTCATCACCGGGTTGGAGGCGAGGAGGGCATAGAAGTCGATCTCGATGGTGTGCTTCGCCGCACGGCCGAGGTCGACGGCGAGGCCGGAGAACACCTCCATGTCGTCGTTGACAATCGCCTGGCGCGACAGGCTGATGATGTTGCCCTTCGTGCCAGCGCGGATCTTCTCGCGCGTCAGGTCGGAGATCGGCTTGTTCTTGAACTCGCCATTCTCGTTCAGGCTGTCCAGGGCGCCGAAGTTGCCGCGCAGATAGCGATTGTGATCCCGGAAGTCGGTGACCGTGCCGACATGGCAGATCCGCGACCAGGTGTCCGGCGTGGTGGCGTAGGACGCCTGCAGGGTGCGGTGGATGGCGTTCTCGAACAGGATCGGGAAGTCGCCCGTGCTCTGGGTAATGGCGCCCTGCGCCGTCATGGCTGCACGCACGATGGCCTCGGGCGCGCGCATGTCGCAGGCATGGCCGCCATTGACCAGCGCTTCGCGGGCGAGGTCGACGTTGCGCATGCCCCGGAATTCGCCGGGGTCGATGCGCAGCGTCTCGCCGCGAGCGCGCGCGGCCGTTTCGACGAGGCCCGAGACGCCCGCCTTGACCAGTAGCCAGTTGGTGGCGCCTTCCACCCACTTGTCGCGTGCGTCGGCGGTGACGACGGCGCGGCTATGGCCGATCGGCTCGCTTTCCGAGCCAGCCGCCAGCTTGTCGAGGATCTGCGCGCGCGCCGCATCGAGGCTCGTGTCGGCTGCGACCAGGCCGTCGATGAAATCGTCGGTCATGGCGTGCTTGCGGCCGAGCGCGCGGATGCCGCTCACGCGCTCCCGCTCTGCGGTCACGGCGGCCTGGACGTCTGCGGCCGTCAGCGCGGTGGGAGCTGTCGGCGCCTGCTGCGCGGGGTTGCTGTTCGTCGGCGAGTGATTGGCCGCCGGATTTGCCGGATTGGGCATGACATTCTCCTTGGGAGGTTGGGAAGCGGCGGCTGCCGTTCTGGGGAACCGCGCGGCGGCCATCATGGTCACGCGCGGACTGTCGGGCGCCTTGCGGAACCCGAAGGGCTTGATATTGCAGGCGGCGACCGTCATGGCGGCGCCGGTGGAGGTCGCGAATCCCTGCGCAACCGCCTCGTCG